CAACCCGCCCACGAGGTTTTCTAATCGAACACCCGTTCTAAAACATAAGACAAGACATCTGCCAACACTTGCCATAGAGGTAAATGGCATGTCTTATGTCTAGTCTTTTTCGCGAGTAAATGTAATGCCCGTCGCCGGAATCACACATGACCTAACCCTCGAAGATACGGACGGTACGAACAAAACCGGCCTTATGATGTGGCGGAAAAATCCAGACGCGCGCGGGCGGCGCAAGTGGCAAATCAAAGATACTGAAACGATTGCGCCTCGACTGTTAACGGCGGGTGCTATGCGCCAATCGGAGTTCCCGCCCGCGGTTCAGTTGCCAATATTCGAACGTGAATGGGTCCGCGGGATTGGACGACGCCGCCAGGTAGAAGTCCCCGCCGAGGATGTTCACGGCGTTACCGACGCCGCTGGCGTCGTCAGCTTTGATGATGGACGCTTGCGCCTTGCCCCGAAAACTGTTGAAGCGACCATTGACACTGCCCCTGCCGCAGACAAACCCTGCGGGTTCGCCGTTGTTGACACGGAGTTTTGGGCGTTCATCGAACGCGACGTATACAAGTGGGACTTCACCAATAAACAATTTGTTAAAGGCACCCAGCCGCAAAACGTCGATGTCTTGTACAAGAACGGCGTTTCCTTTTCGACCCAAACATTCGCCCCCGCCTGGAACAGCAGCGGCGACGCCGGAACCATGATTTACAAGGCCGACGCCGACGCGGACTGGACTCTCCAAACCGGGGCAACAACGGCCCCTATCGGTGGCAAGTTCGCCGCCGTCGCCCGTAATGCATCGAACGCGGACATCTTCTACTTGGCCTACATCAAACGGGCCGACGGCACGTTCGGTACAAACCGCGTCGTTTCGTCCACCAACCCTTCGGACTCGACAACCTACAGTACCGAAACAGCAATCGGCACCGACGACTCTCCGATTACAAACCTCTTAGTCGGCGACGACAATCAAGTGTTTGTATTCAAGACCAACGGCGTTTGGACCCTGGAAACCGACGGGACGGTAATCAATCGCACGCCCAATTTTGAACTCGCCCCGCACGTTGACAACTTTAAGACCGCTTTCAACTGGAATGGCCGGATACTTGCCACCGTCGCCCCACGCGGGTTAATGGAACTGCGGCTCGACCACGATTCCAGTCGTTACATTCGACGCGACGTGTCCCTCCGACTTTCCATGCCCGAGCTTACGAAGTATGATAATCCAATCGTCAGTTTGTTTGGCGACGATACGCGGCTCTTTGCGCTTGTGCGTAATACCAGTTCGTATTATCTACTCCAGGCGGAGCTTCGCATCATCGACCAAGTTGCGGATTACCGTTGGCACAATTTGGCGACGTTCACGCCTACCACCATGACCACCAACGGGGACGAATCCTTATACATCGAAGGTATCGCCGACTCCGGCAGCAGCCAGACGCATCATCGCCTCTGGATAGCTATGACTGATAGCGATGCTACGGAACGGCTCGACCCACACTTTCATACCATTTCGGCAATTGACTCGGATTTCCTGCGCGCAACTTCGGGCACGGTAGATAGCGTCCGTCTCGATGCGGGATTCCCTCTCATCAACAAACGGTTTGAAGGCGTGGACTTCGACGTGCGCGGCACCATTGACGGGCCACACACAATCAAAATCGAATATTCGATTGATGATGGTGCGTATACCACGTGGTTCACGCTAAACGAGGACGCGAGCAGTCGTGAATTTCCTCCCGGTCTGGCGGGGAAAGTTTTAGAGCTCCGCGCAACCATCGTTTCAAATGACAGCAACACGCCAGAACTGCACTCGTGGCGAATCCGCACCCAACTCCAGCCCGACCCGAGCCAGATTGTTCCGGTGGAGTTTTATGTGGCGGACGGCCAGCGCTTGCTCAACGGCGTCACGGAAACCTTAACCAATGCCACCATGACGCAACTTCGGACCTGGAACGCGCAGGCGGCGCCTGTCACGATGCGGCGGCCCGATTTTGGTCTCAACCGTGTCGTATTATTCATGCCCGGAACATACCAGGAACTGGAATTACACACCGAAGTGAAACGACGGGCCGAGTATTTGGTATCCGCCATTCTCTTAATGACCGGCGCTAACATTGACACCGGACTCTGGAACCAAGTAACCTGGGACGAATTTACGTGGGGTTAATCAATGGCTAATTCCGCAGATGTTGTCGCAAATGTTGACAAAGCAACGGCGGCACAGTACAATAACTTACGGGCCGATGTTTTAAACACAAGCTCGGGTCATGCGCATGATGGGACGAACGCGCGCGGGGATGCGCAGTTTATTCTCAATGTCGCTGGCGCGCCCTTGCTGTTGCAGAACACGACCGACGCGGTCAGTAACGAAGTCTTGCGCCTTGGCGGGGGCAACCGTGCCCTCGCCATGGACAATGACGAGTTGATTCTCAGCGCCTACCTCGACGACGACCTGGGCGCGCAGACCGAATTCGGTCGGATTACGCACAAAGCGCTCGACGTTACGAACACGAGCAAAGACTCGCGCTGGGAGTTTCAGCAATACACCGCCGATACTCTGCGTGAGGTTGTCGTGCCTGCCGTTACCGCGGATGATACATTGGCAGTGTTAGCGTTGGCGCAAACCCTCACGAATAAAACCATCGACTCCGACAACAACACTATTACGAACATTGTCAACGCCGACATTAAAGCCGCGGCTGCAATCGCCGTCAATAAACTGGCGGCACTAACGGCCAGTGAGATAGTCATTGCAGATGGAAGCGGGTTTCTCGCATCGGCAGCAGTTGCGACTTACCCAAGTCTCACCGAATTGGCCTATGTTAAAGGTGTGACGTCAGCCTTACAAACGCAGATAGACGCTAAAGGTAGTGGAACCGTAACACCATCGTCTACCGACACATTTACCAATAAGACCATCGACGCCAACGGCACCGGTAACGTCATAACCAACATTGGGGCGTCGGAAATCGAGATTGGTCTAATCACGGGTCAGAGCGAGTTAGCAGCGGGGCCTGCTGAAACCGACGAAGTTCTACTGAGCGATGCCGGGGTATTCAAAAAGATAAACGTCGTAGAGTTGCTTAACCCTGAGAATTTCACCGCCGTGACTTTGCCGGCTGCTGCTGACGAACTGTTTATCAACGATGCAGGCGTCGGCAAGAAAATCACCCATGATGACCTACTTTTTGGCGCCAACGGTACGCCGAGCACCCAGGCCCATAGTGACTCGGCGGTGATTGGTACGGCCCTGGATGCCGCCCGGTCTGACCATAAACATGGAATGCCTGCCGCTGGCGGCGGCGGCGGCGGCGCGATTACTAGGGAAGGTGGCAACACCACCGAGGTGACGACGACCAGCACAGCAGCTACGGACCTTACTGCTATCACCAGCTTGACTATTGCAGCAGCGGAACCTTTTGAACTCCTCCTATCCGCACGTAAAACCTCCGGCTTTGCCGCTGACGCTGCTCTTGGCTTACGTTTGAATGATACAGTCGTTGACACCCCATCTACCTCTGGAAGCGGGATTTGGGTCGCAACGGGTACTGATGAGAACCAAAACGGTGGGACAAATGTCCTGGTCAGGCCGCGAGTAACAAATTATCTCAGTGGCAGTCAACATAAATCATCAACCCGCACAGCGGCAGGCGGCTTCAAGCATAGTACGTTCTTCACGGATTCCATGAACATCGCTGATAACCCCAGTGGTATAATTGCTGATGTAGACGTTAGGGGAATGTCCGGTAATGCAGGCGTTACCTTGGGTGTCGATGAACAACACGTCTATAGCTGGGCTACGAGCTAATGCTGTACATCTTCGCTGGATTTCCAGGAAAGGGGCTGGGGCCAGGTGAGTATTTACACGCTGGAGGATTGCAGTATTGCATCGAGACAGTTGAGGAATTGGCAATCCTAGAACACGACCCATTAATTCAAGTACGCAAAGGCGGGGTGTTCATCAACGAAACGGATGAATTACTCTACCCTGTGGAATACCGGATTAGTGACCGATGCCTAGAGGACGGGATTACTTGGGACTGGTTTCACGATTACGCAGCCTTCGGGAATGGGATTACTACACACAAGAGCTTGGCAAGCCCGGAGTATCGGGTAGTAGTCCACGGAACGGAATTGACACTAGATGAATTCCTGGCGGCACGTGGCGCAGTTCCGTTGTCTGATTTGGCCCTAGAGAGTAAGCATATCCGGCATGAGAGTTGGGAGAAATATGAGGCCCGTTGGCTGCCAGGGACTTGCCCTCAAGAGAACCATGTCGTGCATCTTACCTGGTTGGTGACTACTCACAAGTTGCCGGAGTTCGCTTATGAGCGCATTAGGGATATTATTGAAAGGGGGGCTGTGCCGCTAGACCTCGCTCGGTATAGCCAAGAACCAGGCAAGCATTTTTCAACAAGCCGACGATATAAGGGAGGAGTGACCAGACGTGCTTTATAGAAACATCCGTGATTTAGTCACGGGCCAATGGGTCAATGTGCTATTCACCATAGAGAGTGACAGCTTCCGTGTCCCGGCGATTAGCCACCGGGCAAGCGTGGCTGATGCTTTGGGTGTTAACAGGACATCTTTGGAAGTCGTTGATAGTAACGCGGATTTACGCGAGGGCGACTTGATTAGGCTACCTATGCCGGCACAAAAACCGACGCGGAAATCGACGCTGCTAGAAAAAGCGCATCTGGAATGGACCGATGCCGAATTACGGGAATTGATGCAGATTGTAGCCAAGGAGTAAGTGATGGAAAACATCGTAATAACACCCGAGGACGCGGATAAGGTCCTATCGGCCAACCCCGTATTTACCTTACAAGTGAAGTGCATGGCGCTGATTCGCATGATTGAGGAGCGCGATGCGGAGATTGCGCGCCTTGTCGCTGAACTCGCGACAGCCAATGAGGAACGTGCGGAGTAAATGAATCCCGAAATTTTTATCGGCGGCGGATTCGCCGTGGCCGTCGCTGGCTTCCTTGTCCGGTTCTTAACCCAATTGGTTCAGAACCATATGGAACACAACACGCAGGCTTTGAACGCGCTCACCGCCGCCGTCACGGAACTCACACATGAAGTGCGGCTAAGGAATACGACGACTCGTGGGAACTAAGGTGCCACTATCCTGCCGAACCTGGATGCGGTACGCATCGTCAAGCACCGTCTGTATTCTGTCAGCCGCCTTGGCCGCAGCCTCCTGGAGCGCCGCCTCAATGGCGTCCTCATACCTTGCTCCCTCAGCCACGCCACGATGTCGTCTTTGCAGGCGTCCCAGGCAAAGTCGGCGGCGGCGTCAGCCCCAGCCCTCATTACATCCCACAGCTCAGGGTTTTCACCTACCTCCACATCTAACAATTGCGCATCGGTCAACCTTGCGCTATCCGGTGCTGGCATGATTCTCGGCCTCCTTTGGGTAACACTCCCAATGGTAGGGCAACCCTTTATAATACCAAGTCGGTAGTTGATTGATTTCATTAAAACATTTAGAGCACTTTTCACGCTTTGGCATTCGCGACTTCCTTACATTCGGCGGGAACGGCTTTCCATCGGCGGCGACTTACCTTAACCTTTTTGCATACACCACAAAACTCGCCAACGACGGAGAAACCGTGGATTAAGCCGTGCAGTGCTGCTTTGGTAATCGCATCCACTTTACGACGAACCCCACGGTGTGACATTCCCCAACAACGGCAAGATGCGCGTCGCCAACTGCTCTAAAACCACCGTGTCACTGATGCAACGGTCAACCAATGTTTCCATTGCCGATTCGTCATGGTCGAGCGCCGCCCGAACCCATACTGAAGCGGGTAGGTGCATTTTCTGGTCCAGTAATTGAAAGTGGTCCGCCAGCGAGTCCAGTGAATTCCGTCGTAAGTTCAAATGCTTGCGGGCTACCAAGTACGGGTCTACCAACTTCCCTTTCGGGTCAAGTGTCGGCATATCATACTGTAACGCGCGACCGTTCAACATTGCACGGTCATAGAACAACCCGTTATGTGCAAACAGTATCGAATACCGACTCAATTCCGAGACCAATTGCGCGACGAGCTTTGAATCGTCGCTCCCCGCGCGCTTAACCCGATACACCTGCGTATCGCCGCCCCACGGTTTAATCACGCCGCAGAGCAATCGCCCGTATACCGGGTCGAGTCCAAACGTTTCCAAGTCAAAACTTGCGGCCAGTCCCATTGTGCCTTTTGCCATCTTATCCTCTCTTTGGCCGAATAATCTTTCGGCTTTTATGTGCATCGTCGCGCACTCGTTCAATCACGCCGGCTTGTTCAGCCTCAGTTAACCAGCGGGAAACCGTCCTCGGAGATACGGCCCGCGTTTGTTTCAAGTCTGTCACTAAGGAATCCAGAGACACAGGCCCAGCTTGTAGCGCGTCTTGTATTGCTGCAATCCCAGCCCCGTACCCTTCTTCCTCAATCGGCTCAAACAACCCCGTTTCGTAGTCAACATACAACGTCTGCGAGGGCGGGTGTGTTTGCCGCCCCCGCGTCTTTTCGTAGTTCAGTTTCCACTGTGTCTGCCCCGAGTTGGCGCTCAAACGCAACACCGTCCCAGGGCGGTCTGTCCAGATGCCGCTGCCACGCGCGTCGTATTTGCTCCCATCATCCAACCACTCGGACCCGGGCTTGCGAACGTGGTGCGCGTATATTAGTGTGAAGTCGTTTGTGTTTTCTTGTAAGAACCGCAGGCCGGTAAAGAATTCCTCCCCGACATCGGAACTGTTTTCGTCACCACGCACAAACGCCCGGAGCGGGTCGAGCACCAGAATGTCGGGCCGGATTTCCTCTAGTATGCGACCCAGGATTTGGATGCCGACGGGCTCGTTCAGTTTCAAGGATTCCGTTGTAACCAAGGCCAACATCTTCGGTGGCAAATCGTCATACGCAGTTGCCAAGCGCCGGGTGCGTTTTTGATATTCCCCCTCGACCACTTCCGATTGTATGAGTAATGTCCGAAAGGGGCGCGCAATTCGTCGCCCGAAAAACGCGCCACCACTCGCCAACTCAAGCGCCAATTGTAACAACAAGTACGACTTCCCGCTTTCCGAAGGGCCGATAACGCACATCTTCTCGCCCATCACCAATATCCCGTCTTCGATTACCGTCTCAACCGGAAAGTCGGCGGCAAGAAACTCCTCGCACCAATACAGTGTTGGCTCATCCATTAACCCTCCCAGTCGTTTAGGTCACTCCAGTTCGGGCCGGTGCTCACCTCCACGCCCAACAACGGGGACAATAAGCCGTCCAACATTGGGGTCAAAACGTCATTACAAACGAACGCCACCTTGTCGTTCCGTACCAAAAGGTTTAACTCGTCGTGAACGCATGAGACAATCGTAGCCCAGGTGGGGTCAAGTTGGTTGTGCACACGGACAAGCGCGAGCTTCAATAAGTCCGCCGCCGTTCCTTGTACAACCATAGGCACGCACTCCATTTCAGCCTTGGTTTGTTCGCGCGTCCTGTGGCCCTTGCCAAACGGCGGGCCTTCCCACACATGGCGTAACCAACACCGGCGCCCGAACATAGTCTCGACATAACCTTTCTTGTAGAGTTCGGGCACGAGTTCGTTCCGATGCCAGTCCGTTAGACGGGAGTAGCGTTTATCCATACTCTCGCACCAATCTTCCGCTTCCTCTTTAGTCAACCATGTGGCCGACCGGCGGATGCCAGCGCCCCGTGCCCGATTCAACCAAGCCATTGCCATGCGCTTCCCAATCTGCCGCTGTTCCTTATCCACCTCGTCGAAAGGAATCTGAAAGGCGAACGCTGCGGCTTCTTTATACGCATCGCCGGCCCCAGTGACATCGTTCTTCCAAACTTCATCATCGCTAACCAAGTAACCGATGATGGGCTCCTCGCGGGAAACGTCCACTTTAACCCATGTCCAACCCAGTGAGGCAACGAACGCCCGGCGAAAGCGCTTTGCCCAATCTACCATATAAGGCCGTTCGGTGTCGCCGTGATGTAAGAGCGCCATGACGTTTGGGTTCCGTGAAGCCACGCGCCCTGTTTCCGGCGCCTCCGGCCCTTCCTCCCCAAACTCGTCGTAAGCTCCAGCTTGAATGTACGTCGGATGTAACCGCCCGTCCGGCTGAATGAACGCTTTAATGCTCCTTGATTGCCGGAGTGATTGCTGTACGCTTGACCAAAACTCAAGGTCGATAAGGACAGCATCGTCACACCCGAGCCGGCGCAAGGCGCGTAACGCGCGCATGTTAGACGACGGCGCAGCCGCCGACTCTACAAACTGTTCCGGGAGCGCCAGCCCGGGTGGAAGGTAGCGTAGTAACGTTTCGGCCCCCGTTTTTATTCCGCCGTGACATGAGCACGCGTCGAGTTTCTGCTTCTTATCGCACCCAGCCGCATGCTTGAGCCGACCCTTTTTGACACTCACCTCCGCCACTTCCCACCGTTTCGGTCCGTACAACAAGCGGCGTTTGTCCGCCGACGAGTTCCAGTTAATGTCGTAGGGGTATTCCTCGACCAGTCGCGATTTGGACGACGTTGCGTTTTCCTCTAAGTAGTCGATAAACGTATCCAACACGCTTTCGTCCACCGGAATTCCCGTTTCGTGCATTTGCGCCAAGACCGACGGGAGAGGACGTTCAAGTCGCCAGTACAACTCGAACAACTGTTCGGATTGCAATTCAAGAACCAACCGGTGATACAGTTGGAGCGTCAGGTCGGCATCTGCTGCGGCGTAGGCTACAAACTTCGGGTCGGCAGGCGCTAAACCTTCAACAGCTTTCCACTCGGTTTGTGTCCGCCCCAACTCAGTCCAACTCAACATCTTCAACCCTGTCCGGGGACGGCGCAAGATGTAGGCCATGACCATCGTATCATCCACCTGGTCCACGGCCAAGCCGAGACGCTGACAAATCCCGATATCGAACGCCACATTATGACATACCTTTCGCACCGCTGGGTCGGCAAGTAAGTCGGCAATACACTGCACACTATCGGTTGTGTAGCGAGCCTCATTCGGACGACGACTCACGGAAAACCCAACCGGCATACCAATTCGCGGACAGAACTTGTCATTCCATTTCGGGTTCGTCGTCTCAAAGTCCAGACTGAACACGGAAGCGCCGTCCAAGTAAGTCCTAATGTCCGCGCCGCTAACCAATTGATAGTCCACCACCGGAGCGTCGGCTGCTGTATCGAACACCTGTTCTAATACCCGTCCGACCTCCGGCAGACGGTCGCGGTTTCGCAGCACCGCTGCCGGATGTAAACACGGGACGACCGTCCCCTCCCAGTTGCCAAGCTCGGCGGGGAACCGCTTGCCCATCACCGAATTGATTTTGGCCTTCGGCAAGAACAGTTGGGTTGCTGTATTCCCCAAGGTTATAATTATCTCAGGTGCGATTTCGGCAAGCTCCGAACCCAGTGCCGGCAACGCATCCGCAATCTGTTGTTTGGTCGGTGTCGCATTCTCGTCCGGCCTGTACTTGACAACGTTGGTCAAGTAATACGGGACGTCGGGTAACGCTTTACTCAAGGCCCATCGCAGTAATTTGCCCGACGGTCCCACAAATGGGCGACGTTGTTTATCTTCTTCCGCGCCCGGGGCCTCGCCCAAAACGAGTAACGTACACGGACCCGAGCCGACAAACTCGCCGGGCACGAAGGTTTTACTCAACATCTGTCGCCTCCGGTCTGGCGCCTAACGCTTCATACTTGTCAATAATCTGTTCAGTCTTGTAGAGGTAGCGGGTTAAGGCGCGTTTGGTTGCCAGATGCGCAATATCGGCGGGTGTCAAACCGTGCCAGCGTAGCCAGTTCAACGTGACACTGATGATGTCAAGCAACTCGTTGATTTTGTGGGACATATCTTGGGCTTGCTTAATCTCAACAAGTTGCCATTCTAATGCCTCGGAAAAATGTCGCTCAGGCAAGGCGTTTGTACGCTTGCTAGATGCGGACCACGCTATCCACGCCAACGCGAAGCCGCCCAATAGTTTGGTTAACGCGGCGGCTTCCACTTGTATAGACCGCGTATCGCCAATCCCACCATTATGATGTTCAGCGGAATCAGACCCCATGCCCCGGTCAGATAGGTCAACAATCCCCAGTTGACTTGATTCATTAGACTCACGACCCAACCGAGCCGGCTTTGATTGGTAAGCAAATACATTACGCAGACGGTCCCGACCGAGGCGAGCAACGAAACATAAACTTCCATACAACATTATCCCTCCTCAGCGCGCAACTCATGGGTCATTTCGCCGGTTTCCTTTGAATAAAGGCCGGGAGATTCCGCGCCTTCGGTGGCACGAAAGTGCGCACCTTGAACCGTCGGATTCACAAACTCAATCATCGCAAAGTTTGCGACGTCCATTAAGAATTCCGTGTTTGCCGTATTTTGATACTCGGCCCAACGTAACAGAAGGTTGCGGAACATATCCGTCTTTACGTTCCAGGTGGGATTGCGCATACTTCCGTACTTAAAGTAAGAAGTAGCCATACGGTCTAACATGCCCTGTAAAAATGGTACGTCAATATGTGTAACCGGAATGCCGTCCGGCCATGTTAAGTTAATTTGCATCATCCTCCACGACGGTCAACGTTTGAATCGATTGAATTCCACCAATCGGGATTGTCATAACCCCGATGTACTGTGTACAACAGTCCTCCGCATCCGTCGCAATGCTATGACCAATCACCAACCCCTGGGCGCTCGTGCGTAGAGCGTGGCCAATCGTCCTTACGGTAAGCGGCACCAAGTTTGCAACCTCATTCGAATCTTGCCAACCGGATAACGAGGTTGCGTCAATCCAGCAAACGGAAACAATTTGTCCTATGCGTTCTTCAAGTGTCATAGTTAATGGGGCGACCGAAGCCGCCCCTTTCCTCCAGTTGATTAGACTTTAGCCAGTTCGTCCGCCGAGAACTTTGCCTTGCTCGTGGGCTTTCCCGACAACACCTTGGGTGGCCGGGACAAGGGGTAAATCCGTTTCAGACTCAGATACCCTTCCTTATCTTCGACGACCCGCCCGTAAAACTTGACCGACTTTAACTGTTTCCCGATTTCCCGGAGGGTTTTCTCGGTAATCGCGCGCTCGGAAACCTTTGGCTTGTTCCCGTCCATCATCAACATGACTTGTTTGACGAACGTTTCTTCCTGTTCGTCCGCGCTAATCTCGAATTCCCGCCCGTCTTTGGTCGTCCCACTGAACCCGCCAAACGAGTACGTCTTGCGCGGGCCGAACCGTCCGTCGTAGTCGCCGCCCACAATCTCGGTGGACACGTCGAAGCGAATACGTCCGTCGTCCCAATAGGAAATCTCGGGGTCTTTCACCTTCAACTGATAGGTGCCCTTCTCCACATCAGGTCGGGTTACGTCGTCGAGTGTATTGTAATCGTCAAACCATGCCATAACTATGCCTCTCCTTGCGTTTTTGTGTCGATTGCTTGTGTTAACATGGCCCATAACTCCGGCCACATGAGATTTACCACTGGGCGTGTCAGGCCCGCCTTTAACAATTTATGCTCCCATTGACACTTCGTGAGATACTCCCCTTGCGTGATTAGGTGTGTGGCGTGTCCCGGAATCACCTGCCCATCCTCCGCTTGCTCCGGCACCGTCTCCATATAGAAAACGTTTTGAAAGTAATGCGGGAGGTGCAGTCGGAAACTTCCCCGCAGACTCGGATAGTAATCGAAGTCCATCCATCCCGGGTCCCCGGCCATTGTTGTCTTGCCACTTTGCTTCGACTTTTTCTTCTCCATCACACGCGCCGTCGTTATAACGGCACAACCCAAGACCGAGGGCATAATGCGTAACATCATGCTGAACATCTGATTAAGCAGCCCATCCCACTTGGCAAAGTTGCCCTTCTCATCATCCCCCGTGTCGAACGTATGTTCATACAACAAGTCGAACTCCGACAGGCCATCAATCACCAAGACGTCGAGCTTGTCCCCGTTCTCCGCATCGTAAATCAACTTGCGCGTAATCAAGTCGAACTGTTGGAGAAACTCCGTACTGTCCAACAGCGGGCTGGTTAAGCGGAGCGACGTTCCGTTCTGTGTCTGTCGAAATTCCTCGGGAATTTCTAACGCCGGATTGTCCTCGGCGCCGAACGAAATGAGTTTGCCGTCCGCGACCGGCTTGCCAAACATCCAGTCCCAAAAGGCGCTTACAGCAAGCCCGGTCTTGCCAGCGCCTCCGGCCCCGTACAACAATGTCCCAGCGGCGGGCATGTATTTATTCATCAATTTCACCCATAGCAAAGTCGATATAGTTCGACGCGAGGTCTGCTAGTTGGTCAGTAAACGTTATTCCCGTCCTCAAAAGCGTGCGGTGAATATCATCGCAATATTTCCGCGGCGAATGGTCCGGCGAACCCCCAACGTGAGATAAAACTTGCAGCAAAACTTCACATTCCGTTTGACTCAACGTAAGCGCTACGGTTACCCGCTTCGGGCGGGTCGGGTCTACAATTTCTGCGTAAGCCATTTAATCCTCTCCTTCGATTTCAGTTTCCAGACTCGGCTCTAAGTCTAACACATTGGTTAGCCCTTTGTCAACATAAAGCTCCTTTTCGATTCCAGCCACGTCTCCCCCGGTGACTTCCACCGCACACCGTGCCGAGTACGGACACCAAGAACACCGGCGGGAGTAGGTCGGCGTGTCGCCAAACGTCTCGCGACCGTAACTTAAGATGTCGGCAACCGTCCGGTCATGCGCTTTCTGTGTATAGACAATCGCAATAGGGTCCGGCGTTTTAGCCGAGAGTCCGGTTGGTACACACACATACCGATACACAATCAGCGGCTCGGGATGATGGTGACGCAACATAGCGGCGTAAAACCGAATCTGCGGCGTCCACAAAATGTAGTCCAACGGGTTAGTGGCCGTCGTCTTTACGTCCACAATCTCCAAGGTATCGGTGCCCTCCGAATCCGTGTACCTACAGTACAAGTCCGGGCGTCCGTGCAACTTGACACACAACGCATCGTCCGAAAACTCGGCTTCGACATTCGCCTCCGAAATCCATTGCTGCTTCCACAACCAGTCCGGTACCCGTGACAGCGCACGTTGAACGCCGGGCAAGTAGCGCTTAATCAACTTCGCACTGTCTTTCGCGTCCCGGTCGGCGTACTCTTGCGCCAGTCCTTCCTTGCCGAGCGAGAACAAATCGTTCAACGTGGGGACTTCTCCATTGTTGTCGTAAAGCCACCGTTCAACTGCGTAATGAACCGCCGAACCCGAGGCGAGGGTCGGTGACCGTTTCGTGTCGGCTAACCGGAGCTTGCGCACATACCGCAAGTGATGCGCTAACTGACAGTCATGCGCTTGTGTCAGTGCAGATGGTGTCGTTTCAATGGTGTTCATTCGTGCCCCCTATTCGAGTTCAACAATGAGTACATCCTCATCATCGTCATAGTAAACGTCCGACAAAATGCCAGACCCTATGAAATGCGCACCGTCCATCTTGTCAGCAATCCGCTGTTCACAGGCGCGCATTATCAACTCGTCGCGCACATCCTCGAACGCCACCAAATCGACAACATCTTTCATGCCAAATTTGTATCGTGTTGGAAACACAACCTCTCCTTTTCTTTCTGAGTTTCAACCAGTCCCTTAGTATAACCCCAAAGCTAACCATTGTCAAGTCTTAAGGTCAATACTCTCGACTGATGATACGCCAACGTCAAGACTCTTTTGTAAGGCTGTCCGCACATTCGTCGGAATACCCGCGTCCTTCAACTCCGCATCCGAGGCCGCAAACACGCCCCGCGCATTTCCAAATCGGACCAACAACTTATGAATCCGTGCATAGCCCAATCCCGGGACCGCATTGAGAAGCGTACCCTTGACTGACGACGGCTTATCGGTGCCAGCGAGCGCCCGGCGATGGGCGGCATCTGTTAATGAAAGCACAGGCGAATACTCCAACAAATCTTCTAAAATTTCCCGGTCTGTTGTTCTTGCGGGAACTATTGTAAGCCCACACATCTGAATTGAAATCAGTTCCCGTACAACCTGCGGCCAACTCTCCCGAAGTGTAGCCACGGAATAAAGCTGGGCAAACTCTCGCAAGACCACAATCCCAACATCACTCACGTCACGAACTGTGCGGAGCTGGCGAGCAAGTCTCCGCTTGTACATACTGTCAATGAAATCGTCGGGGCGTTTCATTTCGCCAACTACCACGCTTTCCCCGCTTACGAAAACTAAGTCCACGCGATACGGGAGCGTTGTATGAATCACGCCATCGTCTAGTGTGAGTGTTGAAAATTCGTGCGGGTCCACGTACAAGGCTGTGGCGGGGCCAAGTTTCGTTTGGCCCCACCGTAACTCATCCGCAACACAATGAAATCGGGCGTCGCCTGTGTTATTTGACTGTTGCAATCATTTCCCCCCATTGTTGGAGTACCAAAATTTGCGCGTCCGACTCGACGGCACGTTCGCAATAGATTTTCTTGACATGAGCAATGGCTTGGTCTGCCGGACTGCCATCCAACATGGTCAAACCTGCGAGTATCGTTCCCGTGCGTCCGTGTCCGCCAACACAACCAATCTCAACCTTGTGGTCGGCACGGACTAACGTGACAATGACACGGATAACTTCACGGAGTGTTTCAATCGGTGGCGCTGCGTAGTCTTGTAACTCGACGAGGAGCACGGGATAGGGAGCGGTCGATTCCAACGTAACTGTGACCGGAAAGTCGGGCGAAACGGTCAGCGCATTGTGCTCCAGCCATAGTGAATCCAAGTACACGCCGACCGTAGGTGTGTCTAGCTCCGTGTTTTTGGCTTCCCTCAAGTCGGAGTAGGCAGAAGCGTACACGGGCTTGTTCAACGCTGTAATGTGAACGGGAGTCATAACGTGGAAACACGTGCGCGTCCAGGATTTACCAACCTTCGAGTTCGAAGTTGGTCCGACGGCCCAGTCTTCGCTCCCCAGGGTTTGGACGTACTCGAACGCCATCTGACACTCAACGCACATTCCCGCCAATTCGGTGGGTGCCGCACAATATTTACACATTTCCATTTGATGCACCGCCACGATAAACTGATTTCGTGTTAAGGTCAAGGGTAATAAAGTCGCCATCGTTCAAAGTCACCGCCGATGCCATGCCAACAATACATGGCTTGTTCATTTCCCGCGCCACAATCGCGGCGTGTGATGTTTGCCCGCCGACTTCTGTAATAATTGCCGCAGCGTTCAACATCGGCCCGATAAGCGCCGGTGTCGTATGATGAGCCACCAGAATAAACCCGTCCTCAAAACGCGCGTCGTCTACAGTTTCCTCCGTAATGCGGCGAACATAACCGGAAATTGTACCCTGTCCAACGGCGTAAATGCGGGCGGATTCTGCCGCCTCTAACGCCGCATCGGAAATCGGACGAAATTGTGTTACAATTAACTGTCCCGCCGCATCGATAACAAACTCCACATCACTTGGAGTTTCGCCAAACCACGTGGTCAAATCCGCATACGCAGTCTGGAGTATCATTGGTGTGTCATGTGAAAAGTCACGGTTTAAAGTAAACGCCGGCGCCACCTTGCCACTCACCAACAACTCGCCCGGGCCGCAAACGACTTCCATTCGTGACGCGTTCAAGTCATAGCCGTACAAATCACGCGATAGAAACGTACCAGCGTATGGTCCAAAAATCATCGGTTGTATCAAACACGGGAGGGTCGCCGGCACTGCGATATCCAACTTTTGGCCGTAAAGTTTGGCATTTTGCGACGCGAGGCGTACCTCGCTGATTGCCCCCAACAGTCGTCCACGTTCGCAATTTGTTTGCGTCAAAAACATGCCCGCAAAACTTGCCGCGGATGAATCTTCAACGCGGGCCGATGAACGGATTGCAAAAAAGCGGGTGT